AGTAGTAGCTGAGTCCAAGAGATTACCTGAAACAGTTTCTTTTAAAGAATCCGAAGTTAAAGTTCGGAAACTCCAAAAAAAGCCTTCAAAGGGTTTATATCACGATTCTAAGTACGATTGGTAAGAAATCGGCTTTCATATGTACCTCAAAAATCCATTTTTATAGGTGTCCATAGGCAACCAGTCATGCCTAATTTACAACACGCTTTTCGCTATCAATTTGCTCGTTAGAATCGATTTGATCTGATTCTTCTTTCATTTCTGCATATCCTTTCATCTTTGGAGCAAAATTAGGGATAGTTTGCATTAAAGTGTTCAATTCAGCTATCAACTCATCATCAGATTTTTGATTGGTGTTATCTACATTTAGATTAATAGTCTGGCTAGAGAAGTTTCCAAGTTCCAAAATTAACTTAGCTGTATTTAATCTGACAGCATCTTGTTCTGATCTTAATAAATCCTGTAATACTGATATAGCCATACCTGAAGTTGAGGTTATTCTCTCCTCATTCTTTTCCCTTATCTCTTTTGTATATTTCTTTTTAAGATAAGATCCTTGCTGTCTTGGGCTTTTATCTTTAGACCACCCAGCTTTAATGGCAGACTGAGTTGCATTACCAGCAGTATCTCCCTCACAAAAAGCATCTATAAAGGCTTGTTCTTTTTCTTTATCTATTTTCTTAGGCATTTCTTTTCTCCAACCAAGATTGAATTGTGCCTGTTATATCAAAATCAGGCGTGTATGGGATTACTAAATCTTCACGATGTTTAATCCACGATTTATCTAATACTAATGAACCATCAATATCAGTTCCCTCGTTATCTCCTGTCATGTGAGATACGATTGTTATTGTTTCATTATTTTCTTCTACAACAAATCCAACAGAAACACACTCAGCTAATTCTGTTTCTAGTTCATTGATATCTGTCCACCCTTGAGTAGGTGTTACAGCATCTTTCCAATGTAATAGAACAAGTTTAGTTGTCATTTTAGTTTCCTTAGAAATGTTAAATATTCTGCTCCTTCCTCAACTTCCCAAAATATCTTAATAAAGTCAGGGTGTGTGTCAGGCAATCTTGTATTAAATACTGCTACTGCACAGGGCGACATCATTTTATTGGGTAGGTTTAACATCTTAGCAAAGTTGTCATATTTTTTATATGAGCCTACTTGTACGCAGTGCATAACTATTTCAGAGTCAGCATCTTTAACTGGCAGATAGCCGCTAACATGAGTATGACCTGCCATTAATAAATGATCTCTTGAATTGAATAGGGCGTGTTTGACAATACCATGAGCTGTATTATACATACTATGTCCTTTAAAATTATGTGAACAATTTACTCTTATATTGTGTTTAGGTAGTTTTAGTTTGACTCTAATGTTGTGGGGTTGATAAGTTGTTTTAAGTGGTCTTGTAATCCATTTTAAAGGGTCGCCATCTCCACTCCACATATCATGGTTTCCAGCTACAATAAATAACCAGTTAGTATATTTAACCAACCATTCGGTTAACTGCCAGGCTTGTTCTGCTGAAGTAGTTTGCTGTGCCCAAAGACCTTCTAGTTTAGTTCTTCTAGCCCAGTTGTTTTGTAAATCGCCTACATTACAAGCGTACATACCATCGGTTTCATTAACACAGTTTAAGTGTCTAATTACCGAAGGCATATCACAACCATCATCATCAATGTGAGGGTCGCCCATAATATACAAGCCAACAGGTTTATCATCATTTATTTTTATGTTTAAAAACTTTTCGTTATTTTCTCTATTTTCTTTTCTGTTAAAAGTGTCAACTCTTAACTTAACTAAATCTTCTGTTGCTATTTCCTCATCAGTAAAATCATTTTGTAATTCAAATCTTTTAGTTACTTTAGGTTTGTTTGTTTTTTTACCACAATCTCTACACTCATATCTTTGTGGTGTGCCAACAATGTGTTTATCTTTTCCTCGTTTTATAATGTGGGTTGATCCACAAGTAGGGCAAGTTAACATATTGCCTTCATCATCTAGTTGAACTACCCCTACATTGGTAAAATTGCCACCATTATTATGTAGTGCCATAAACTTATTCCTTTGTTTGTTTAATAAGATATTCGAGATACCATTTGGCTTTCTCTAAATCTTGCACAGGAGTACCTTTATATGGAAAACGAGTAACATATTTAATTATGTTTCCACGAACATAATCCATTTCCCAAGAACGAATGTACTCGATTGTTTCAATACCCTTTGTATAATGTGCAGGGTGATTAATATTGTCTATCTTCTTTTTCTTCATCTATCTTTTCAAGTATATGTTCCCATGGTATAGGAATATATTCATTATCCCATGTTATACCACCATATAGATAGTCTTGTCTAGTTTCGAGTTTGCCTTTGATTCTAAACAATGCTTGATTATCAATAGATTTGATAGCTTTTATGATTTTCATTTCACGATTTGTAAAAGGAATATTCATACTCATAACTAACTCCAGGTTAATAATTTTATACAAATTAAAACAATTAACACTATAGCTAGAAGCTCGAAGATGCTTACTTCAGGCTTCAAATATTTAGTTTTTATTTTATAAAAAAACCAATTAAAAAATTCAGGTTTAACAGTAATAACAACTCCTATTAGCAACGCCAATAGTAGTGCTTCTTGTATCATTGTGATAGAGGATTTTCCGACCTTGCTTTCATCTCATTAACTTTAGCGTTTAATACTGCTATTTCTGCTTTGTTAACGGCAATGTCTGCTGTCAAGGGTTTAATGTCTACTGACTGTCTAGCTTCCAATACTTCTACTCTTTGGATTAATTGTCCTTGATAAACAAACAATCCACCTAGAGTAATAACTAAACCAATAGCTCCTGTGATTACTTTAATATCCACGAATCCTCCTCAGATGTTCTTGTGTTCTTATAACTTCATCAATACTTTGTTGAATGTTTGTTTGACGTTGTGCCATAGAGTCGTTGTAAACATTTTGATTCTCAGCATATATATCTCGCAAATCAACATATTCTCTTTGGTCATTATAATTACCTCCATCAATATTTAATTGATTATTAAATATATTATTGTTGGTTCGACTATAATTGTCTAGTGAAATATTGCTTTTCATAGCTTTTGCTATTATCAATGATGTAGCCACTAGCCTTTGATCTACTCGTTTAAGAGTTTCATTAACTTTCTTTTCTATGGATTCTATTGAAATAGTTTGAGTATTGACTGTAGTGTTTCCTTCAACCCTGCCTTCTTCCACCTCAGTATCTCGGCCTTCGAGGGTTTCCTCTCTTGCAATAACTGTTTCAACTCCTCCATTTCCTGATCCACTATCTGTTGTTTCTCTTTCTCCGATAGTTTCATTTACTTCTTCAGAAGCAACTGTAGCTTCTGTTTTAGATTCAGAAACATTGCTTTCAGTTTGTTCCATAGGTTCAGGGGTAGCTTCTTCGACTGGAGTTTCTGCTGTAATTTCTTCGGAGATAATTTCTTCTGCAAATTCTTCAACTTTGGTTTCGTTAAAACTTTCTCTTGTTTCAACAAAGACTTCTTCGACTTTGATTTCTGTTGGGATTTCTTTGAAGGTCGCTTGATTGTCATATGGTATCTCCTGAAATACATCAACAACCCCAGCATTTAATTCCTCAATAGCTTGTGGTTCAAAATTAAATTCTTCTACCATAGACATTTCTATAATAGGTTGTTCTGTTATTTCAAATGTAAATTCTTGTTCAGGTATATACTCATAAGAGTCTATATCTTCTGCTACATTATACACTGTTTCATTCACTGTCTTCAACTCAGCTACTTGTGTAGTATCTAATAAACTATGTTCTATAATTAATGTAGGATTTTTTATATCAGGCGACCAGTGAGAACTAGATTGACTGGTATCTGAAAAGTCATACCTTACTTTAATATCAAAGTTAGATTGATTATTAATTCCTTGAGTGTAAGAGTCTGTATAAGTTACATAGCTACCACAATTATTACCACCACAAGGTGAGCTAACAACATCTCTTACTTGTGTTGTAATTGTACCATCTGCTCCTGTTATAGTCTGTGTCATTCTAACTGTAGATTGATAATCGTTCCAATGCCATATGTCACTGCCAAAAGTAGATGTCCAACCACCATTCATTTGAGATTGATTAAGAGTATCTCCTAAAGTAATTGTGTTTTCTAAATACTCACCATGAACACCAGCAATAATTGAGCCACCATGACTATGGTCATTAGTTCCCGACCAACCATTAATAGGTGTAGTGCCATTAAAATAAGTTTGATTCAAAAGATTGTCTGTTGTTTCAGCAAACAAAAATAAAGGAAATAATAAAGGTATTAAATATCTCATTGTCTTTCAGGCAAGTATATTTCTTGCTCATTGCTCCCATAAACTGTCATTGGTCCTAAAGTAACTGAGTGTGTAGCACAACCAGTTAACACTAAAGATAATAATATTGCTCTAATCATTCCAAGTCATACTCGGTTTAGTTGTTTGATTACTTAATTCGCCTTTTCTTTTTTCTATCCATCTTGCTTTAGCTTTCTCACCAATTAATCCATCTATAGGACAAGGTGTACCTGCGTTCATCATAGCTTCCCATACATTCTCATCTTGACACATTAAAGATATTGCTGCGACTTTCATGCCGAGTTTAGCTAATACAGCTACAGACTTTCTTCTTTCACAGTTAGGATCTGTATAATAGCTCCCAAAAGAGCCTGAGAAGCCGATTACAGTCATTCCTGCTGCAAGTGGTATAACACAGCTATCTTGGCTATAAACACTCATACTGGGTGCATTAGAGGGGTTTACAGCAGTTTTAGTATTTGTGCTGTTATTGGTCTCATTGTTCGTAGTAGTGTTAGAAGATGAGCCTGATTGATATGTAGTGCTTGATTCATACCCACCGGTAATGGCAGTATTAGATCCAGCATTATTAGATTGGGTATTAGTTGTAGATCCTGAGCTTGTTACATCACCTATTGCATCAGCTACGCCATAGACTAATATCAAAACCAACATTACCCATAAGCATTGCTTAGTTATGATTTGCGACATTTCCATTTCCTAAGTGCTAGTGCTTTCCTTGTAGGTCTGCCCTTAGAATCTTTCATAGGACCTTTAACACCACCCATTCTTGCACAAAAACTCTTTCTTCTTGCTGCTGCTTTAGATCCTTTAGGTGCTTTACCTGTTACAGGTCTTTTAAGATTAGCTCCTGTAGTTCTTTTAAAAAACTTTCTACCAGCTTCATTTAATCCACCAGTTTTATTTTGATATTTTTTAGCTACCATTTTACTTCCTAGTTAAAGAACCACCAAAATATAGACCTATAATTGAAAATATTGTGTGTGATTGTAGGTTTGTTATAAAGATTGAATTGCCTTCTTTCCAAACAGATGTTTCATAGCTTGAGCCAAATATCCACCAACCACTATCTGCTTCGGTTACGATCTGATAGATAACATTAACATCGGTAAAGATAGGTGCAATAATTGGTACTACAATAATAGAGAATACACACATTAAAGCTATCCATCTACGAGTATGCTTAGTATGTGCATCTTTAACATCACGAGCTTTGTCAGTTTGTTTTGCTGCAAATCCTGCTCGTTGCATCAGCATCTTTTGTTTCTCTGCTTCGGCTTGTCCTTTCTGTGCCATGATAGACATAACGCCACCTAGTACAGTAGAGCCAAGCATTGAAATTAACTCCATTGGTATCATTCTGTTTTCCTCAATTTAATATCTTGAAATTGTCTGAGTCTAACCAATACTTCTTTAACATTATCAGTTAAAATACCTTTGTTTTGTTGGTCTTTAATATACTTTTGTATTTGTGGTATAGTCATTGTTTGCATTTGATCT